GAATTTCCGCCGAGGAACTGGACGCTGATTTGATCGCCCGAGGCAGCGTCGATTAGAGCGACGCCGTCAGGAAGGGAAGCGGTGGCGGAAAGTCCGACGCCGCGATTGGAGGAAATCGACACGAGGCGAAACGCGGTGATAGCCGAGTTCGCGACAAACGTGCCGCTGTTTTGGAATGAAGTAGCCATTGTATTTTGGTATTAGAGTTTCACGAGTTCGCCGCTCTGCACGCGCGCACGGAAAGCGGCGTAAAGGTCGGCATGATTTTTGACCGCGAAGGAGATCGCCGAGGATTTGTCGCCCTTAAGCTCGGTGGCTTTGGCGGCGACTACGTCCTCGAACTTCTGCGCTTGCGCGACTGGTTTAGGAGCTTCGGCCGAGGCGATCGGAGCGGCTGGCGCACCGAAAGACTTGGCAAATTCTTTGACCGCAGCGAGAGCCGCAGCGTTGGCCGCGAGTTGCACGACCTCAGTCTGTGCGCTCATGGCGGCGGGTTTCTCTTCAACGGGAGGAAGCGCGGCTTCGAGCTTCGCGAGTTTTTCGTTCATAGACATCATAGCGGATTGGATCATCCCCTCGATGGCTTTCTTGAGTTCATCATTCATGGGTAATTCGATTTCGATTTCTGCGGACGGTTGCTGAGGTTCGTCGCTCTGAAGTTGTTTCAGTTTGCGTTCGAACAGTCCTGCGTTTGCGGCTGGCTCTGAAACCAGATCAACCGAGTAAATTTCTGAGCACCGTTGCAAAGTAGTGAGCTTGTCCGCGCTCTTTTCCGACGGACCCGAGAACGCAATTGACAGCCCGAACGTGTCGGGAATCCGCTCGGCAATCTCGAGGATGTAAGCGCGATGCACCGAGGATTCGAGCAAGTGCAAATCGCCGAGGAGCTTTTCGCCCTCGATGCGCAGCGTGTCGATGTAACCGACGATGTCGCCCGCGCCACCGCTGTGGTCGAGCTTCACCTTGAGCCCGCCAGCGTATTGCTCGGCTGCGGCCTTGACCTGCTCCAGCGTCTTGTCGTCGATCATCACGCCGTGGCCCAACGCTGGGCCTTTGGTGATGAGCGAGACGCCGCGAATGATTCCGGTCTGCGCGTCGATGACGCCTGCGGAGGCTGCGAATGTGATGACGGGTTCCATCGCCAAGGCGATGGCCGTCAAAACTAGTCCTTCTTCTTCGCCTCGCGCCGCCAGCGCCAGAGCAGGAACGCAATGCCCAGCAGCGTGCCGACAAGCGCGGCGACCTCGTTCACCTGCGACAACGAGAGCATCGCGGCGGCAGGCGTTGCGGCAGTAAGGGTAGCTCGGATGTTGTCAGCGTTCATTTTTTCAATGCTCCGATTCGCTCGGTGATAACTGCAATGCTCGTTCGGTTCTCCAAAATCATGTCTCGGTTGTGCTGAATCTCTTTTTCAAGGTCTTGCCGTAGCTTCTCACGCGCAAGTTCCGCTCCGGTGTTCGTCGCTTGTTTGTTGTCGCTCGTCACGACGAGGCTCACCTGCTGCCGTAGCACCGTGACTTCATGCGAAATTGAAGCCAGCGACGACATCAGATAGACCACGCAGGAAAACAGAATCGGCAGCACGGCAAATGCGGCCTTCTCAATTAGCGCGTGCTTTGAGGCTTCGTCGCTCATTTCTTCGCCCTCATTTCCATGATCTTCTCAAGCGTCCTGCCCCCGAAATAAAAGCTCATGATGAGCATCCCCCACTGGCCGAGGAGCGCGACGTAAGATTCTCGGGCGTCATAGCCAGCAGCGGAGGCAGCCGCGAACGCACAATAGAACCCTAGAATGGCCATCAAGGTCATGGGGCGGACGTTCTTTGACATCCACGAGTCGCTCGCCATGTCCGCTTTGAGCCTGTCGGTCAGGTTGTTCTGCTCCACCTTGTAGGCCTCAAGATCGGCGTTCATCTTCGCCAGCTCGCCGGACTGCGCGAGCTGCGCCAACTCGAGCTGCGCCTTGGCTTTTGCCTCGGGGTCGGGAATCAATTTGTCGATCAGCTTTGTGCCGATGCCGAGAATTTCAGCGAGGGGGAACATGGTTACTTTTTGTTGAAAAGGTCGAAGAGCGATTTCATTTTCTCCTCCAATACGGCCACGCGCAGGTCGAGCTTTGAGAGCACGATGATGAGCGTAATCATCCCGAGAAAAATCGGCCAGCCCTTCACGAGGATTTCGAGCGCGTCCATACACTAGACACGGATGTAAGTTCGCGCCTCACGGCGTCGGCTTGTCAGCGGCGGCAGCGGCCTTGAGTGCTTCGATCTCAGCCAGTGCAGCCGCGAGGGAGTCCACCAGCAAATTCAGAGACTGCTGTTGGAGCTGCTGCACAATGGCTGATTTGTGTTCGTCTTTGGTCATCAGAATTATTCAACCGGCGTTAGGCCAGCGTTGACCGCGAGCTGTCGGTAAAACGGCTCGTTGTCCGTGCCCCATGTCGCACACTGCTCCTCGGTTGCTGGGACAAGGGTGGCCTGCACTTGTATGCCATGCGCGGGCGCGGTCCACAGGTGGCAATCACCAACGGCAGTGGTGCCGTTGTAGTTTACAAAACGCACCTCAAAGGTGTTGGCGACTTGGACTCCCGTAGGCGTCCAGATCGAGACGGGTTCGATTTCGATTGAGTTCATGGAAATGGGTTGGATTTATTGGCCGACGATCATGGTGAAGGTGTAGGTGAGAGTGACCGTGCCGCCGGTATTATTTGTAATGCGAATGTTGCCAGCTGAAGGCACAGTGACGGCTACCGCGTTTTCGCTTTGACCGAATAACGTGTAGCTGCTGCTCCCTCCGCTGTTGTTAGCTCGAAAAAAGCCTGCGCTTTGGTGGCCGGAATTGTAGTCTGACATCACAAAGTATGCGATAAGTCCCCGAGGCATCGAGAGCGGCACGTCAACAAACGTTGTATCCGCGACAGATGCGGAACCTTGGAAACTGCGTAACCGTCCGACGACGGAGATGACGGTGGGTGCCGAAGTGCCGAGTGTCGTTTGAGAACCCACCAATAAGTTTCCAGACCCATCTATCCGCGCTTTTTCAGACGCGCCCTCAAGAAAAGTCAAAGCCGTGCCGTCTGCGGACGAACCATAGGCACCCGTGTTATTCAAAATACCAGCCGCCGCCGTCAGAGTCCCGTATTCGTTCACGCTTACGGCCAGTGTAGAGTTGCGGTCATAGACTCGTAGGCCATCGAGTCCGCTTTCTGTTCGGACATCGAGTCGTGCTGCTGGACTTGTCGTCGCGATGCCGACATTGCCCGTCGCGCTCGCTACCGTCAGCGCGGTGCCGAAGCTGCCCGTGCCGAGCGTCAGAGCGGTCGAGGCGGGGGAGGTGAGGGTCGCGGAGATCGGCGTGGTGAGCGTCGGGCTCGTCCCGAACACAAGCGCCCCCGTGCCCGTTTCGTCGGTCAGCGCCGCCGCCAGATTGGCCGAGGATGGCGTCGCGAGGAACGCGGCCACGTTTGCGCCGAGACCGCTGACGCCGGTGGAGATCGGGAGTCCGGTGGCGTTGGTGAGCGTGCCGCTCGCTGGCGTTCCAAGAACCGGCGCGGTCATCGTCGGACTCGTCAGCGTCTTGTTCGTCAGCGTGTCCGTCGTAGCCTTACCGACGAGAGTGTCCGTCGCGTCTGGCAGCGTGATGACGCGCCCCGCAGTCGAAACGGCATCGAGCAACGTGATCGTGCTTGCGGCGCTCGACGAGGAGCGGAAGCGGATGCCCTTGTTGAAATCCGTGCCGTCCGAGATCGTGAGAAGTCCGCTGCCCTTCGGTTGCAAATGCACGCCGATGTTCGCGCTCGCACCCTCGGCGAGAATGTGAATCGGGCTCCCGACACCGATGCCGTTTTTAATTTGAACGTAGTCCGTCGCGCTCGCGATGTCGGTAAGCCGCAGGATGTCGTGGCCTCCGCCGACGATGCCGACCGTGTCCGCCGCTGGCCGGTAGAGTCCGGTGTTGGGGTCGTCGGTAAAGTTGAGCGAAGGAGCCGCCGCCGTGCCGTCGTCGAGCGTGATGTTGCCGTCGGTCGCGTTGATGGTGATCGAGCCCGCGCCGTTCGAGATCGAAATGCCCGTGCCAGCGGTCAGCGTCGAGTTGACGAACGCCGAGCCGTTGCCGATTAGAAGCTGTCCGTTGCTTGGCACGGGCACTAAGTCCGTCATCGAGGTCACGCCTCCGCCCCCGCCTCCGTTGCCTCGCGCTGCGCTCAGAGTCCAGTCGCCAGCCGTGCGGCTCGGGCGCTCGCGGTTGCCGTCGATGTTGGACACGAAGCTGTCGCCGTTGATCGTGACCAAGTCGAGCCGCTGATACGTTTCATCGGGCATCCAGCGGCCGCGAGGATTCAGCCCGCGCGGTTCAGCAAACTCCTTCCGCAGTTGGTCGATTTCGCCAGCGCGCGGGAAGCGCGAGAGTTCGTCCGTGACAATTTCCTTCACCGCGTGCGTGAGCATTGACGCCGCGTCCTCGATGCGCGCCTCGGCCTTCGCTAGCAGGTTCGCGTTCTCCAGTCGCTCGGCCATGAGCACCGAGTATTTTGCGGCGGTCGTGACCTCTAGCTGCTTCGACAGCTGCTCGACTTTCGCAGCGAGTGCCGCGCCGGTCTTTGCGTGTTCGTCCGTCGCACGCGCGCGGCAGAACTCTTCGAGCTCGGTGCGAATCTGCGGCTCGGACTCCTCGAAGGTGCGCTCGATTTCCGCGTTGAGATACTCGCGAAGTTGCGGCAATTCGGAAACGAGCTGTTTCAGCTCGGAGCGTTGAACGATTGCCAACTCGATCAGCCGGTCGATTTGCGTCTGTGTATCCATAAAGTTATTATTTCTTCGCGCTCGTTGGCTGCGTTGCAAAGGTGTGCTCGATGATTGATTTGCCGACGATCGGCTTCGCGGCCTCTCCGCATCGGATGTCGAGCTGCTTGCGGTATTGCTCGACGGCGGTCAGCCAGTCGTTCGGGTTCTCAGGCTTTTCGTGGAGCACCATCGCGACCTCGGTGGCGGCGGAAAACTCGGTGCGGCTTTCGTTCTTCGCCGAGTTGGCTTGCGGCTTGTTCAGCCGCTCGACGATCGCCGTGGCCCACGAATAGCCAGCGTCTCCTCCCCAGCCATACCACGCCTGAAATCCCTTCCCTTCATCCTTCCACGTCTCGCCCTGCTTGTCGATTTCGTGCCGGTCGAAAAAGGCTTTCATGCGCCGCACAGTGTCTTCGGACATCGGGCGCTTGTTCATGATGTCGCGAGCGCGGGCGATGCCGACGCTGGTCATCCCGCGCTGTGACATCGGTTTCTTTTCGCGGATGGCGAGCGCGCGGCGCGCGTTGTCCGCCATTGCGTTCGTCGGAATGTAAGAGCCATCGGCGAAGTTGATCGTGACGAGGTTGCTGTCCTCGTGCGCGCGAGCAAGTCGGATGCGGTGGTGCATCGAGGAAGCTGATACCTTCGACGGCTGTTTCGGAAGTCCCGCAACGGAACCGGCGACCTTGCTCGCGGATTCTTTCGCCATGCCTGCCGACACCATAAGCGTCTCGGCTGCTTCGGACGTGAGATCGCCCGCGCGTAAATTCTCGAGAATGGAGAGCACCGCCGCAATCTGCGCGCCGTTGAGCGGTGCGAGTTCGGGCGATACATCTGGAAAGGACTCGACGCCCGCAATCGCGGCCACGTCTGTCGATTCGCCGCCCGTCGCTGAAGCCGTGACGCTCGCCGCCTGCGCCTCTGCCGCGCTGACGCCCACCGCGTCGCCTGCTGCGGCTGCGGCTGCTGGCGTGCTCGGGAGTGAGTTCGTCGTTAGTCGAATCGCCGTCTCGGGAACGCCGTATTTCTCGGCGAGCTGTTTGACGTAGGCGGCCTCGATTGCGATCTGCTCCAGCCGCGTGAACGCGTCCGTGCCTTCCTCCGCTGCGATTTCTTGCAACGACTTCGCGCCCTGCCGGTTTTCGTTCATGTTCGCCGCTGACTCGCGGCCCACGTCGATCGAGAGCTTGGCAGGGAAACGCCACTCGCCCGCGGTTGCGCGACGCAGTGC